TGTTTTAGGTGATGCAGCTAATAGTGCAGGTACCCGCTTCCAAAATCTTGCTCGTGCTGGTGGTTCATTAGCTTCAGCAAGTGATAATCCTAAATGCCGTGTTCCTCTTCAATTCTGGTTCAACCGCAATCCTGGTCTTGCTCTTCCATTAATTGCTCTTCAATACCACGAAGTTAAAGTTAGTGTAACATTTGCCAATGCTGAAATTACTCCTTCTAATGTTGAACTTTGGGCTGACTACATCTATCTTGATACTGATGAACGCAGACGTTTCGCTCAAGTTTCTCACGAATACTTGATTGAACAAGTTCAACACACATCAAACACTGGTCCATCGATTGACCTTAACTTCAATCACCCCGTCAAAGAACTTGTATGGACTGGTAATGTTGCGAGTGATGGTACTAGAACAGTACTTCCAAGTGGAAATACCAAACTTGTTCTTAATGGACACGACCGATTTGCCGAAAGACCCCCTCAATATTTCACACAAACACAAGTATGGCAACACCACACTGGTACACCTGTAAACTGTGCTGATGGTACTGCAGGAGCTTTAAAAGCTTCTGTTGATGAAATTGCTGTTTACTCATTCGCCCTTAAACCCGAAGAACACCAACCATCGGGTACTTGCAATTTCTCAAGAATTGATAACGCTCAACTTAAAATTGCTGGTAATGGCAATACAGCAGGCACTAACACAATTAATGTATATGCTGTCAACTACAACGTACTCCGTGTTATGTCTGGTATGGGTGGTTTGGCTTATTCCAACTAAACATAAAATCAAAAATAATTATTTTTTTAATAAAATATATAAAAATATATTTAATTATTGTTTAATTTTTAAAATTTTTTTCTTTATATAATATATAAAAATGGGAGGAGGTTTAATGCAACTCGTTGCCTATGGTGCTCAAGATATCTATCTTACAGGTAATCCTCAAATTACCTTTTTCAAAGTTGTCTACCGTCGTCACACTAACTTTGCTATGGAAGCAGTTGATCAAACAATTAATGGTGCTGTTGCAGTTGGAAACAAAGTTACATCTACTATTTCGCGCAATGGTGATCTTGTAGGCCGTATGTATCTTGAAGCCGATTTAACAGTAGAAAGAAATGATACTACTGGTTCTTTCCAGGGATTGAATGTTGGACACGCTATTATTAATGAAATTGAAGTTCAAATTGGTGGTCAACAAATTGATAAACACTGGGGTCACTGGATGGAAGCCTGGGCTGAACTTACTGAACCAAATTCTGCAGGTGTTATGGGTGTTATAGATTCTGCAGGAAGTGGTACTCGTTTCCAAAATCTCGCTTGTGCTGGCGGTGTTGGTATGACTAGAACAGATAGTGATCAAAATGATTCACTAACTGATACAAGTGTAGTATGCCGTGTACCACTTCAATTCTGGTTCAATCGCAATCCTGGTCTTGCTCTTCCATTAATTGCTCTTCAATACCACGAAGTTAAAATAAGTGTCTCATTTGCATCACCTACAGGTGTTACTCTCAATTCTAATGATACAAAACTTTGGGCTGACTATATCTATCTTGATACTGATGAACGCAGACGTTTCGCTCAAGTTTCGCACGAATATCTTATTGAACAACTTCAACACACCTCGAACAGTGGTTCTTCCATTGACCTTAACTTCAATCATCCCGTCAAAGAACTTGTATGGACAGGTGCTGTTAGTGTTGATGGTATTAGAAGTAATTTAAGTGCAGGAAATACAAAACTTGTTCTTAATGGTCACGACCGATTTGCCGAAAGACCCCGTGAATATTTTACACAAACACAAGTATGGCAACACCACACTGGTACACCTCTCGATTGTTCTGCAACTATAGTAGCTGCTGCTTCATTAAAAGCTTCCGCAGCACAAATTGCTGTATACTCATTCGCCCTTAAACCCGAAGAACATCAGCCATCGGGTACTTGCAATTTCTCAAGAATTGATAACGCTCAACTTAAAATTGCTAATAACAGTAACACTGTTAATATATATGCTGTTAACTACAACGTACTTCGCGTTATGTCCGGTATGGGTGGTTTAGCTTATTCCAATTAAGCAATTTTTTAATAATATATTAAAAAATAAAAAAATATATAATTTAAAAAATTATTTTTATAAAAATAATATATTATTTATATTATTTATATTATTTATATTGTTTATATTATTTATATTGTTTATATTGTTTATATTGTTTATATTATTTATAATATAAATCAAATAAATTCAAATTTTTTATATTTTAAAAATTTGAATTTTAATATATCAAAATTTCTTAGCTAATTAACAAATACTAGTGTGTATACCAAAAACCGCAACTTTCAAAATGGTCTCTCTCATTGAAAACTTCAACACTCTTGTCATCACGGAAGTGAAGAATCAACAACAAGAAATCCTCACCTCTTTTGTCGCAGAACTTCTGAAAAACTCCGCTCTTCAACAAAACGAAGAAGAAATCACATCGCTCAAAGAGCAGTTTATTCAAAAGCTTCAGCTCAACAAATCTGACAAACCGAAGAAATCCATGAAGAAATCCACCACAAAAACACAAAAGAAGAAGACAAAGCCAACCGCTTTCTCTGTCATCGTGTCACACTACAAGACCATGGACTTTCAGGAAAAGTTCAAAGATTTGCTCCTCACCGAAGAAGAAAAAGAAGACGCCGGATTCACTGGACGTGGAAGTCACTTCAAACTCTGCAAGTTCATCCTCGAAAAAATCAATGAAAGCCCTTTTCACGCCAAAGAACTGCAAAAGATGATTGAACAAGAAATCAGTTTTTTCAACGCACAACAAGAAAATGACAACGCAGAACACGATGATGGCGCTAGCAGCAGTGAAGAGCAAAACGACGCAGGAGAAGACAGTGATGACACCAGCAGCAGTGAGGATGAAAATGATCAAGAAAACTAAAAAAAACAAAAAAAAATAAGAAAGAGTTAATTAAGAACTAAACTTTTTCTTATTCTATTCAAAAATTATAAAAATAATAATCATATTCTTAAATTTTAATAAAATAATTTTTATTATATTTATATTAACAATTTTTTATTATTAATTTTTTGTTTATTTATTAATATTAAACCTAATATTAAAATAAATAGATAATATAATAAATAATTTATATATTTTAATTTATAATATTTAACAATATAATCAGAAAAACCAAATCCAGCAATATATAATAATAAATAACCAATTTCTTGTATCATTAGTATAATTAATATTAATATTTATTTTTAATTATTTATATTTTTATATAAAATATTCTTTGATTACAGGAGACCTAATATTTTCATCATCCATTTCAATTTCTTCTATTTTTAAATATTTATAATCTGTTTCAGCGTTATTATCATTAGATAAATCAGATTTATTTTCTTTATTTGTTTTTTCTAATTTATTATTTTTTTTGCTTGAAAAAAAATTTAAAAAACTATTTTTTTTTCTATATAATGTAAAAGGTAAATTAATTTTACACATTCTAGTATTAATATTATTTGAAAATATAAAAAATTTATTAAACATATTATTATATTAATTAATTCTTTATATTATTTTTATTTTATAATTTACGAATTTTAAACTTTTGTCCAAACACTTACTTTGTGTTTATTAGATGATAATTCAATTGGTTCAACTCTTCTATATTTATTAGATTTGCATAAATAATAAATTAGATAATCTCTTTTAACTTTTTTTGATTTGTCTTTAGAATATAAATTATTAAATTGATTTGAAATATTTTTAATAGACAAAGGATAAGAAAAATCTATTTTTTCTAAAATTTCATCCATTTCACTATTTGTAATTCTATTAGTCATAATTTAATTTAATGTTTATTTTATTTTAAGAATAAATTATTTAAAATTTAATAAAATTTATTTATTTAAATTGAAAACAAAAATAAATGAATGAAGAAAAGAGGAATTTAAAAATAGTATTTTGTTTACCTGGTAATAATTTTTCTGGTAAATTTTTAACAGCATGGTCTGAATTATTACAATGGTGTATAAAACAAGATATTAAAGTTATAATATCACAAAAATATAGTAGCATGGTTCATTTTGCTCGTTCAAGTTGTTTATGTGGTGATAATAGAAGAGGTCCTGACCAAAAACCTTTTGATGGAAAAATTGATTATGACTATATAATGTGGATAGATAGTGATATTATATTTTCTGTACAAAATTTTATTAAATTACTAGTCGCAAATAAAGATGTTGTTTGTGGATTATATAAAATGGAAGGTGGTACTAAATATGCTGTTGTTGAAAATTGGGATTTAAATTATTGGGAAAATAATGGAACTTTTCAATTCTTAGATGATACAATTTTAGAAAATAAAAGAAATAATTGTGAATTAATTGATAATAAATTTTTAAAAGTTTCTTATAGTGGTTTAGGATGGATGTTAATAAAAAAGGGAGTTATTGAAAAAATACAATATCCATGGTTTGAAAGTGAAAGACTTGAACATAAACAATACAGAGATATATGTAGCGAAGACGTGTCATTTTGTAAAAAAATATTAAAAGCTGGTTTTGAAATTTATGTTGATACCACTATCAGAGTTGGTCATCTTAAAACATACGTTATTTAATAATAAATTTTATTTAATAATCATTTTTATTCAGTTGTTTGTAAAGCTGCTATATCACTCTCCATTAATGCAGTTGTATCTTCTAATCTATCTATATCATCCATATTATTAATAATTTGTTCTTCTAATTTATCAGAATTATTATTTAAATCTTTTACTAAACCATATAGTTGTGTTTGATTGTTTTTATCATATAGTGTTAAATTATTAATTTTATTATATACATATATACTTATTATTACTAAAAATATTGATAATATTAAATTCAAAAGTGTTATTAAATTATTCATATTAAATAATTTATATTAAAATATATAATTTATAATTATTAATAATTATAATTAATTAATTAATTGATTTTTATTTAAAAGATAATTATTATTTTTTTTTGAGTGTTCTTTAATATTTAAAAATAAATCATTATTATTATTTCTATTATTTGGATTATCTGCTTGTTCTTCATAATTTTTTACAATATTTTTTGCTGTTTCATAATCTTTTTTATCAATTGTTAAATTTTTTAAATTTTTAGGTAATATACAGTATTTAGATTTTTCATTGAACAAACCTTGTGTAAATATAATAAATCCTGCACTTAATAATACACTTGCAATTATATGACGTGTTGCTACAAAAAACAAACAAAATAAAGTTATTCTTCTTATTATTTTTAATTTAAGTAATTGATTTGTTCCTTCTGCTAAATCCATTATTAAATATTTACTTCCTAAATT